TACTGTTCCAATTCCTTCTGCATCCATTTACTAAACTCCGGATTGTCACGAAAGATTTGTGTCCATGCCGCTGCCATTACAGCAACGACACGCTCTTCATCTTCCTTTCTATCTTTCAATTGCCACACTTTCCAGACTGCATGGTTCATTTCATGTAGAATAGTGTCAACCAATGGCGGGCCTGACAAGTTCTTTTCAATTCTTATTCGACTGTTTAGATAACTAAAGTCTCCGAAAAGTTCTTCGTTTAGTGGAACATATTCTATATTAAAATCAAGGCCAGAAATCTTTATTTTAGTTGGTCGTTCAATGTTTGGTATTTTATTTTTTTTGTCTACCATTTTTTATACCTTTTTCTAATTTACTAATAGGTAAATTATAGCAGTCTGCTTTTACAACAAAGCCATTGTCAGGGTCCAAGGTTCCTTTTTTCATAAACTTTGCGTTTTTATAAAATTTCTTTTTTGGAATAACCCCTAAAAACCAACCACAAGTTCTGCTATCATGTACTCTTACAAAACAATAATAATCACATTTTTGTTCTGTGTTTGTGGCGGCAACACTACACTCGTAGTACTCTTTTGGCTCTACAGAAGTTCGTTTGGTCTTTACTTCAATAGTCACCCCATTGTCAAGCAGCAAATCGTAATCTATATTATACTGTTTGCTGTTGTTTTGCTTTGTCCCACCTAAAACAGCACAGGCTATTTCTTCTCCTAGATAGCCTATTGCATTGCCCTTGCCTCTAGTTATGCTGTTGTACAGTCTGCCCGTAGCATTCGCATTGCGGGTGGCCCGCTGTTTCATTGCTGTAGTTATTTCTACTTTGATCATGGGATTGAATAATAAAAATATGACAAAATACCAGCCGTATAAATAGCTAAAATACCTGCATTAACAACAATCAACGCCCTATCAAACCATAGTAGTCCAACAATAAGCCAAAGTATAGTTCCAATTAACAAAGTAAATATATTGTATGGCTCAATATCAAAAGCGTTAAAAGAAGCGCCAAGTATGACAAATACTGTTGCTGCCCATTTGACATACCAACTTAAATCATGTATTGGTGTTACTTTTTTAATTTCCATTACTTTATCCTTTACAAATAGTTCAGTGAGTGCCACCCTCATTCCCACTAACAAGCCAGCCTCAATTCACTGGCACCCTTCTATTACGACATGCTATAGATAACACGACAAGTTTTTTCAGTCAAGGGGTTGACGGACTGTTTTTCAGCATGTATAATGCTTTCGCCCCGGAAGGGGTTAAACCTATATACACCTCACTGGGATTGACATAATGGAGTGGAAAAACTATAGAATACACTGCCACGATGAACTGCCTTACATTGGTAGTGGGCATCGTACTGTCATGGCAAAGGTTGGACGTAAGTGGGTAAGAGTAAAAAGTAGGGTACAAGAAAACTCTTGGCCCTCTAAGATTAAACTAAAAACATGGAATACTATTCTAGTTAAGGAATTGGAGTAAATGAAACACCAAAGAAAAGACAAAGAAAAAGGAAAGTACAGGAACAGAAATGAGTTTGCTCATGAATTAGAAGAGCGTAAGTACCACCAACGTGTCATCAAAATGCGGAAAAAAGAACTTGAAGAAAATCTTTTTGATAAAGAAACGGAAGAATACTTAGATGAACTCAACATCAGAATCCGCTAATCAAGATTTGCTTGAAGAGGCGGCATCTATTGGACGGTTAAGGACGGACTGTCCTGTTTGTAATGGAATAAATACTTTTTCTGCAACTTATTTACCTAACAGTTTTCAGGTTATTTACAATTGTTTCAAAGCAGATTGTGACAATCGTGGTGTGGTTTTTGTTGGGCTACAAAAAAATTCTAATCTTGAGCATCTGTTCTCTTCACCAAGGCAAAAAGCTTGTGTTAAAAGTAGAGAACAAAAAGAATTTGTTGGCATGAACAATTTCATCGAAGTTGAATACAGCCAAGATGCTATTAATTATCTAAAGAAGGTGCAGTGTTATGATATGCACAAGAACAAACATATAAAAGTAAAATACGATTTGAAACTAAATCGTGTAGTGTTTTTGGTACCTGACATGAAAGAACAGCACAAAACTGTAAGTGCTGTTGGTAGAACCCTCGACAGTAAAGGAACGCCGAAGTGGTACAAATACACAGACCAGACATGTGAGTATGTGATTGGCTCTGGAAGCATTGCGGTGTTGTGTGAGGACATACCTTCTGCCTGTGTTGTTTCAACGCTCGACAACCATGTTGGTATTGGATTGACGGGAACGTCTGTCTCTGATGCTGTCGAGCAACACTTGATTGACACAAAGTATGCTAAAGTACTGATTTGTTTGGATAAAGATGCTGCCTTGAAAGGCATTTCAATTTGTGATAGACTCAAGAGTAAGGTGTCTGGTGTCAGTGTTTTGTTTCCAGATATGGATATCAAAAACATGACAGAAGAATACCTTGATAACTTTTTTAATCCTAGTATGGAGGATGTAATTTAATGGCAAAGAAGAAATCAGGAATTGGTAGTAATACTTTTGAACCAAGGAAGAAAAAGAAGAGAAGGTATAATGCACCGCCGTTGCATCATCGAAAGAAGCTAACGCCCTCTCAGTCTCGCATGAAAAGGAATGGCTCTCTATAAATGGAAAACATCGAACTCAATCTTCTATCCTCCATGTTGCATAAAAAGCACTGGGAGAAAACAAAAAACTTTATAACACCTCAAATGTTTCCAAAAGAATGGCGCTCTATTGCACAGGCTATTGGAGAAGCACACGTTAAGTATGAGGCTATTGAAGCACTGGACGCAGCAGCATTACAGGCAATGCATAGTATGCTGTTTCCGGCAACATCCGATGGTAAGAATGAAACCATAGTTGGCTTAATTACTAGCCTTTGTGGTGTTCCTCAAATGAACGAGGACTTGGCTCATGACTATGCTAAGATGTTTTGGCAGCGCACCATCGCAAAACAGATTGGTGAAAAGGCAGTACAATTCTGGGTTGGCGATGATGACAACGCATTCTCAGACATTGCAAAGCTGATGGATCGTGTGACTAGCAACACGATGGATGGGCATGAAACATTCACTATCGTTCATGAGTCATTTGATGAATTAATTGAAACAGCGAATACACCACCAGAATTTCTGTTTGGTATTCATACACTCGAAGAACACCTCCCCGGCATGAACAGGGGGGATTTTGGTATTATCTTTGCCAGACCAGAGGTAGGAAAAACAAGTTTTTGCTCCCACCTCGTATCGACGTATTTGTCCCAAGGCAAAAAGGTTCACTACTGGGCAAACGAAGAGTTGGCCAAAAAGGTCAAGCTACGCATTACAACAGCGTACTTTGACACAAACAAATATCACCTTGTTGACAACAGAGAAGATTACAAAGAAGAATACGACAGAACGATTGGTAATAACCTTGTTGTTATTGATTCAGTCGGTACTGATATTGTTGAGATAAATAATTTTACAACTCTTAACAAACCCGATGTTGTTTTCATTGACCAGCTTGACAAAGTAAAGATTAATGGTGACTTTGGTCGTGGGGACGAGCGGCTAAAGGAACTTTACGTTATGGGCCGTGAATTGGCGAAGAGAAACAACTGTCTTGTTTGGGCTGTCTCTCAGGCCAGCTACGAGGCTCATCAGCGTGAGATCATTGATTTTGCGATGATGGACAACAGTAGAACAGGCAAGGCAGGTGAAGCTGATGTTATTCTCGGTATCGGTCGTGGGCTAGGTGTTGACGATAATACTAGGTTTTTGACTATCAGTAAGAACAAGGTGAATGGTTGGCATGGAACAGCACATGCTTTCCTTAACATTGAAACCGGCAGGTACTACGTATGATTACTTGTTTGGATATCGAAAATACGTTTACAGACAAGAACTCAGCACCCTACGACGGTGAAAACCAGCTTGTTTCCGTTGGTTACAAAACAAACACCGGAGAAGAAAATTATCTTTGTTTCTACCACTGTCAAAAAACACCCACCAAAAATAACTTTGATATTCTGCAAGATGTACTCAACAGGACCGACCTGTTGATTGGTCATAACATTAAGTACGATTTGCAGTGGTTGCTGTACTGTGGCTTCAAGTATGAAGGCTCTCTATGGGATACGATGGGAGTTGAGTACTTGCTTGCCAGAGGTATGGCACGGGAACTTAGCCTAGATGCTTCATGCAAGCGTAGGAAGGTACAGCAGAAAAAGGCAGGGCTTGTTAACGGGTGGGAAAAACAGCCAGATGAAATGGATTGGGCTGTCCTTGAAGAGTACGGCAGACAGGACGTTGCATCCACCTTCGATTTAGCCTATGCTCAATCAGAGTTATTAGAAGTTAATATAGAGGAATGGCGATGATGGAGCCAGTTACCCGCCTGCACATGGAAGTTTGCAGGGTTCTTTGTGATGTTGAAACGCACGGGATTAAGATTGATACTGATAAACTATCAGTCATTGAAAAACAATTTAAGGAAGAATACAAGCAACTGGAGGCAGACTTAGACCGCATTGTCAAGAACTTGTGTGGTGACACTCCAATTAATCTTGCATCCGCAGAGGATAAGTCCAAGTTCTTTTATTCTGTTGTTGTCAAGGATAAAAAAAGATGGAAAAACATTTTTGAGCTTGGAACTGAATTGCGTGACGGTAAGCGCAGAAAAAGGTTTGTCAGGACGACAACGACAAGAAACTTTATTATGCACTATCGCCCCAATGTTAGGCCGTTTATGAAAACGCAACAGCACAATTGCGGGAACTGCGGTGGCCGTGGGACTGTTGAGTATG